CCGCCCAGAGTCTTGGGGAGACCGCTGACGCCCGTGCGGCGAACAACGGGCACGCTGGTGACACCCGCACCGAAGACGTCGTGGGGGCCATCCCCAGCGCCGTAGGCGGGGCACTCGCTGGCGTCGGCATCGGCGGCGGCATCGGGCGAGGCATCGAGAACGTCGCCGGTCGCACAGCCGTCAAGGCCGGTGTGGACTTTGCGGCAGGAGCAGGCGGTGACGCCGCCAACCAGCTCGGAGCCACCGTAGGCACCAACGCGGGTGCCCAGCTCGACCCCTATCAGTCCCTCGGCGCCGGCATGTCACAGGTCGGCGTCGGCAAGGCCATCGAGGCCCCTCAGCTCGCCCGTGAGGGCGTCGGCGCAGTCTCGAACAACATCGCCTCGCGGCTGGTGGAGCAGCCCAAAGACATCAACCACGCCATCGCTATCGACCAAGCGAACCAAGCCATCCAGGACGCCCAAGCGGCGGCCCCCGGTGAGAAGTCTGCCACGACGCTCGCGAACTCCGCGAAGTCCGAAGTCAAGATGAACATCGCGGACACATTCTCCTCGCTCGCAGAGAAGTTCCCGGAAGATATTGACCGCTCGGACAAGCTCAACTTCAAAGAGGCGCTCAATCAGGCGCTTCGGCACAACAACAGCATCGGTGACAGCGCCAACCCGCACGTCCAGACGCTCCTCGACCAGTTGGCGGCCCTGAAGCTTCCCCCTGAAGCCCTGGAACCCGTCATCCGTGGTCTGCGGACGCTCGACGTCCTGTCCAACGCCTCGTTCATGAACCAAACCACTGGCCCCGGAAGGGTGCTTGGTGGTGCCCTGGCGCAGGGAGCGGAGATCGGCGGCGCCTTCATGGCTGGTGGTCCGGTGGCCGCAGCCGCCCCGATTGGCGCTATGTTCACGCAGGCCGGCCGCAACGCTATGGCGATGCCGGGGACCATGCTCGGCGGCATCGCTGACCGGATCATGGGGACAGCCGTCCCCAAGGCCCAGCTACAGCTCGCAGCCGCCCAGCGTATGATCGCCAAGGCGAAGGCAGGGACGCCCGGCAACCCCGTCGCTGACCTACAGGCCGTCCGCGACGTGGCCGACAGCCTAGGTATCCCCCAGCCGACGCCTGACGGCCCGATCACCCCGATCCAGCCGGTCGATCTGAACGCCCGTATGGCGGCCCAGGCGGCCCAGGAGAAGGCAGTCAGGGACGCAGCGTGGCAGAAGTCTCAGGCCCAGGCCGCCAAGGCCCCCGGAGACCTCCCGAACACCGCTGAGGTTCGCAGCCCAATCTCCGCGCTTAATGCGGCGTTCCCGGAGCCAAACTCCGCAGCCTCCCGCGACTACCAAAACGGATCAACCCTGCCGCACCAGGGTGAAGACCCGATGCGGAAGGCGCCGACGCAGAACCCAGCCGACATCAACAGCGTCCCGGAAGAGGGTGACCTCGCTGCCCAGCAGGCATCCATCCAGGCCGCCGACGCCGCCGCAAGGCAGCGTGTTGCCGACTTCCTGAACCGCAAGGCCAACACGAAGGCCGACGCGCAGACGGTAGCGGGCAAGGCGCAGGCGAAGGTGGACAACCTAGTCCATCGGAACGCCACCAACCTCGCAGCCGGTGACATCCCGGCAGCGGGAGACAGCACCGAACACGTCGCCGCCGCCGTCCAGGCTCTACGGGACAGGCAGCGGGTGGAGAACTTAGCCGCCAGCGCATCTGACGACCTCCACGGACGTATCGCGACTGGCTCCCCGGCAGGCGACCTAACGCAGCCAATCGCGGGCCAGCAAGGCTTCCGAAAGGCCCCGGAACCCCGTGAACCGCCAGCCCCTGCACCGCAGCAAGCTACAGCGCCTCCCCCGGCGCCACCCCCGGCCCAAGCTCCAACGCCGGTAGCTGCTCCCTTAGTGCAGTCCCCTCCAAGCGGAGGGATGCCCGCCGCCATGCACGCCGCAATGCGTAACGAACCGGCAGGCAACGGTCGCCCGAACGAGGTGTTTCAGCACAACGCGCTTCTCCCCAAACCCACCATCGGTCAGGTCCAAGACGCCAACGTCGCGGCTCACGGCCAGGAAAGTGGTGACTGGATGAATACGACCGAGGATCACTCAAGGATACCCCGGGCTGCGCTGTTGAAGACGCAGCAGCACATGCTCAACAACGGCTTCACGCTCGACCCCGCGTTCGACCCAAGGACGCATCGAGACGGAGCACCGGAGAGCGGCAGCGGGAGCGGGACTATCCTGGACGCTGACCGCTGGCATGAGGCCGCCAATCAATACATGGACCGGACAGCGAGGACGCTGGACATCGTCCGTCCCCACGACGAGACCGCCGCCGCCGTGGGGCTGCTTGAGAAGGTGGCCGCCACAGAGGAAGTTGCGGATAAGCGCCGCATCTTCAATGCGGGGATGGCTCAGCTTTCCCCATCCCTACGGCTGCTCATTCAGAACTCTCTGCGCTCCACCCAGCACAGCAAGTTCTTGACGCACGGAAAGAAGACTTAACCCCGAAAGGACTGACCAGTATGTGGTCACAATCTGAAAACCACACCCCTGGTCAGTCCGGGGGCGTGAAGCACAACCAAGCCTCCGTCATGGCCCATGCAGCCGCCCGCAATGCCGCCGTCGCGCGTATCCTCGCGGGAGGCCCACAGGGCGCAAACAGCCTCTCAGCGCCGACCGCACAGCCTCCCCAGGCTCCAATTCCAATGCCGGGGGCTGGCGGCCCAATGCAGCCGCCGCACGCCACGCACAGTTGGAAGGCTCACGTAGCCGCCGCAGGAGCCGCCCACGGAGTCCCGCTCGGAATGGGGGACATCCACGGCGCCATCGACAGCCTCACCCAGGTCGGCCACTTCTCCCCGGAGCAAGGTGCCGCGCTGAAGGCCCACAATGGCCCCCTGCAGGGTCATGCGGGCGTAAACACCCTCCACGCCGTCACCAAGATGGCGCTGGCCAGGACGCCGAGGCCCGGTGGAGTGCCGCAGGGCATCCCCGGTCAGTCGGCTGTTCCGGGAGTTCCCGGCCTGTGACCGCTACCGGCCAGAAGGCCCCGCGCCCCAACCGCCTGAAGTCCGAATACAACCCTCTACACTACGCCTACCCGCGTGGAGTGTGGCACCCGGAGCTTGCGGCTCTGAACAAGCGATACCCGCAGACGCAGGAGAAGTATGACATAAAGGCCAACAATATGCGGGCCTTGGTCAAGAAGCAGCAGGAGGCTGGGTTCGTCCCATCCCGCGCTGGTATCCCCGATGGCTGGTCGGGCCAGCGGAAAGAAGTCAACGCGCTACGAGCGAAAGCCGCAGCAGAAGCAAAGGAGATCATGAAGACTATGGCCGATGAAGGTCTACTAAAGACGGGCGAAGACCCACGCGCCGAGGAGGCCCTGGAGTTCGCGATCACCGTCGTGCGAGCCGTCAACGAAGAAGACAAGGCCGCCTGGGGCATCCGCGAGCGCATCAGCGCCGCCAAGCTCGTCCTGGAATACACCAAGTCGAAGCCGTCCACGAAGGTGGAGGCGACTGTCAACAAGGCTGAAGACTTCCTGGCGCTCCTCGCCGCGAAGTAACCCCAACGGAGTAGCGGCGAATGACGCCAGACATGCTGGCGGTTCGTCGCCGTCTCTTAGAAGACTTTTCCTACTACGCCCCAAACGCCCTATATCTGCGGACCAAGACAGCCGAGACCGTGCCGTTCATCTTCAATGAAGCGCAGCGCCGTCTCGTGGCCGTCATCGAGAAGCAGTATGCCGCCGAGGGGAAGGTCCGCGTGATCATCCTCAAAGGCCGCCAGATGGGCCTTTCGACGGCAGTCGGCGGTCGCCTCTACAGCCGCGTCAGTCAGCGGAAGAGCAAGAAAGCCATCGTGGTCACGCATAAGGCGGAGAGCACCCAGGCGCTCTTCGAGATGACCCAAAGATTCTATGAGCACACCCCGGAGATATTGAAGCCCGTCTCCAAGTATTCCTCGCGCAAGGAGCTGAAGTTCGGCGTGCTCGACAGCGGCTACGCAGTCAGCACCGCAGGCGGCGACGGCATTGGCCGAGGCGAAATGTTCACCCACGCCCACCTGTCTGAGCTGGCCTTCTGGCCGAGGTCCTCAGCGGCGGCGAACTTCAATGGCCTCATGCAGGCCATCCCGAACGCGCCTGACACCGAGGTCTACATTGAGTCCACCGCCAACGGCGTGTCGGGCCTGTTCTACGACCAGTGGCAGGAAGCCGTATCGGGCCGCAGCGGGTTCATCCCGTTGTTCCTCCCCTGGTTCATCCAGGATGAATACCGCGAACCTGTCGGCAAGGACTTCAAGCGCAGTCCAGAAGAGACCAAGCTGGTCAAGCTGCATAAGCTCGACAACGAACAGCTCATGTTCCGCCGCAAGAAGATCGCGATGTCGGGGGCTGATCTGTTCAAGCAGGAGTATCCCTGCACCGCCGACGAGGCGTTCCTGACCACCGGGCGGCCCGTGTTCAACCCAGAGAAGATCGCGGCCATGATTGCCGCAGCTCCCCCGGTGCTCTCCCAGTTTGCCCTGGAAGGGTCAGACTGGGAGAAGCATCCGCGTGGGGAGCTGCTATGCTATCGGTCCATCGACCCCGAGGAGCAATACTACATTGGTGCCGACGTTGGGGCCGGTGTCCAGAGGGACTGGTCAGTCGCCCAGGTGCAGGACAGCCAGCGCCGGCAGGTCGCCACCTTCCGCGCCCAGGTCGATCCCGACTACTTCGCGACGTGCCTCTACCACCTTGGCAAGCTGTTCAACACGGCTCGGATCATCGTGGAGCGGAACAATCACGGTATCCTGACATGCACCAGACTCGGTAAGGATATGAACTATCCTGACTTCTACACCGAGGTGACGTATGACAAAGTTACTGACGTCGAGACAACTCAGCTCGGCTTCTTCACCAGCGAGAAGACTAAGCCGCTGATCATCGACAAGCTCCGCGCCGACATCCGCGAGGATCGGACGGAGATCGTGGACCGCGAGACGCTGAAGGAAATGCAGTCTTACGCGGTCACAGAGAACGGCAGGATGGGGGCCGAGAAGTCCTGCCACGACGACACAGTCATGGCCCTGGCTCTCTGCAACCACATCAATGATGGCGCATGGGTGCAGATTGTAAACCAAGACGAGTGGTTCTGCACCGTCGAATAGTCTCCCAATCATAGGATCAGACATGGCTAAAATAGATGACGACCGGCTTGTCTCGATGCTAACGAGCGGGATTGGCATGGCGGTGGGGTTCTCAGACTCCAAGCTTTCGAAGGAGAGGGAGGAGGTTCAACGCTACAAAGAGGGCGAGAAGCCTTACAAGTCCCACGTAGGCGACACCAAATACAACTCAATGGATGTGATGGATGCTGTCGAAAGCATGAAGGCCGTCCTCCTGGAGGTGTTCTCTGGCAACAACCGCCCGGTCTCCTTCAGCCCCGCCAACGGCGAGGACGTTGAGGCCGCCCAGGTCCGCACAGACTATGTAAGTCACGTCCTCTACGAACAGAACAAGGGCTTCGGCCTGATGCAGACCGTCATCGAGGACGGCCTGACGAACCGCGCAGGCGTCGTCAAGGCGTGGTGGGAGGAGAGCAAGAAGACCGTCAACTACGATCTCAGCGACACCACCTACGCCGAACTCGTCGGCTTCCTCGCGAAGAACCCCGACGCCCAGGTCAAGGAGATCGAGGGCGACATCGACGGACAGACGTTCAAGCGCGTTCGGCTGACAATGAAGAAGGACCGCAGTCAGGTCCGGTTGAAGGCCCTCGCCCCGGAGCAGTTCGGGATCAGCCCGATGTCCGAGTCTATCGCAGAGGCAGAGCTGGTCTTCCACAGGGAACCCAAGACGGTCAACCAACTGCTGAAAATGGGCTTCGACAAAGACGACATCATGGACCTGTCGGACAACGACCGGCTGTGGCTCACGACCGAACCGGAGATCATGCAGCGCTTCGGCAAGACCGACGACATGGTCGGCATGAGGGGCATGGAGGACGGCCAGAAGTCCAACCGGCAAATCATGCTCTACGAGTGCTATATGGATGTTTCCTCCGACGATGAGGACGGCGAAAGCCAGCTCATGAAGATCATGATGGCTGGCGGCACGATCCTCTCGAAGGAACCCGTGGACCGCAAGCCCTTCGTTGCGTTCATCCCTCTTCCTGTCCCGCACGCGTTCTGGGGAACGAACTTCGCTCGGCTCCTGATCCCGACGCAGAACGCCCGAACCTACCTGACCCGCTCGATCATCAATCATGCCCTGGTGACCAACAACCCGCGCATGATGGTGGCTCGGGGTGGCCTGTCG